AATATTAAATTATTGAAATAATAAAAGTTATAAAGAAAAATAAATAAATAAATAAAATGAAAAATAAAGAATTAGTATTAAGACGGTTAGAGTCTTTAGAAGGTAAACTTAAAAGAATGAGAAGTGCCTTAAATGAACGAAACGTTGAGGCGGCTCGTGGAATTTTACAAGAAATATTAGAATTAAGGGATGATACCCAATCTATTGTTGAAAGAGAAAATTAATCTAAAATAAATAAGTTATGAATTTGACAGCAGAACAAATCCAAGATAATTGGAATGAATTGATGAATTATATTGAAAAATATATTTCTTCCCCTCGTAAAGAAAAACTTTTAGAATTTTATAATCAATATTCTGAACGTATTATGTTAATGCCTGCTTCACATAAAAAGGAATATCATAATGCTTTTCCTGGTGGATATGTAGAACATGTTTTGCGGGTTATTAGATGTGCTTTAAAACAGTATGATTTATGGGCAAGTGAAGAAGCTGATATGTCTACTTTTAAAGTTGAAGAATTAATATTTTCAGCTCTAAATCATGACTTAGGTAAAATAGGAGATGAAGAAAATGAATCATATATCCCCCAAACTGATCAATGGAGAAAAGATAAATTAGGAGAAGATTATACTTTTAATTCTAAAATACCATTTGCTTCAGTCCCAGATAGAGGTTTATTTTTGCTTCAAAGCCATGGAATTTTTTATACATTTAATGAAATGATAGCTATTCAGACACATGATGGCTTGTATGATGATGGAAATAAAAAATACCTTATGACTTATCTTCCAGAACAAAAACCAAGAACATGTCTTCCTTTTATTTTACATCAAGCCGATTTAATGGCTGCACGTATCGAATTTGAACGTGAATGGTTACCAAAATTAAAAGAGGGAAAAAAGTCCGTGGAGGTTAAGAAAGAAAATTTTACATTGGGGAACCAAGCTAAAGCCCAAAATAAAACAACAAAAATTAAAGATAAAGCTTTAGGTTCTATTAAAAGTGAAGGATTAAAAAACATGTTAAACAACTTATGACAACATTAATAATAATAACTTGTGCCTTATCAGTTTTAGTCGTGATTCTAGGATTCACGACTTTTAACTTGTTAAAGAAAAACGAAAAACAAGAAGACATAGTATCAGGATATCTGATTTATCTTGATAGAATATCTCGTGTTATTGAAATTTCTGATAAAAAATTAAAAGAACTAGATAGAAATGGGGCTTTCCAATCAGATGATGAAGTTGGGACTATCTTTAAATCAATAGTAAAAATACAAGATATTCTCAATGAATTTAATATTAGAAAGTTCAACTAGGACAGTGCCAAAGAAACCAGCAAATAAAAATTATTTTACTCAAGATACTGAGAATGCTATTGTTTTATATAACAATACTGAAGATTTCTTGTTAAGAAGTAAAATATATGAGGAAAGAATTCATTATGCTTTCTTTAAATTAACTCAAAATATAATTCATACTTTTAAATTTTACCATACAGAAGTAGAAAACTTAGAACATCTCCAACATGAGATAGAAGTATTTCTACTCTCCAAAATCCACTTATTTAACCCAGATAAGGGAACTAAAGCATATTCTTATTTTGGTACTATAGTTAAACGTTGGTGTATTCTATATAATGAAAAAAATTATAAAAGTAAAGTTAGTAAAGTATCTGTTGATGAATTAGCAAAAGATGATTCTTATTCTTATACTTTAGATTCATCTAACATAAATGATAAATTATATTTTTTCATGGATCATTACACTGACCATGTTACTAATAACATATATGAGTATTTCCCTAAAGAGAATGATGCTAAAATAGCAGATGCTATACTAGAGTTATTTAGAAAAAGAAATCAAATAGATGTATTTAACAAAAAGGCACTTTATATTTACATCCATGAGATGGTTCCTGATGTTAAAACTCCTAAGATAACTAAAATAGCTACTGTATTATATGATGTTTTTAAAAAACATTATGTTTTCTATTTAGAAAATGGGTATATAAATTTTTAAAACCCATATACTCTCATATTTATACCCAAAATAATAATATGAGTAATTTAGAATCTAACGTATTCGGCAAGAAAAAATTCTCAGATCTTCTTAAAGAAATTTACGAAAACCAAAAGAAAAAAGAACAGCAAATTACTGCTTTAATAGGTGAATTAAAACCACTTATTAATGATATTGGTGATGCTACCCTAATTGTCCCTTTAATCAAGGAATACATGGAATTAGGAATTAAAAATGATGAACAGCTAATCAAAATGGCTACCATCATCCAACGAGCTTTAGCTTCAGGTAAATCAGAGGAAGAAGGATTTGGAATGACTGAAGAAGAAAAAGCACAATTACTCTCTGAAGTAAAGAAATTTAATACCAAAGATTAATGGCTATATTTAGAGAAGGAGTAAAAACATCCCAAGGTTTAATGATTAGTAACCCTGTACAAGATACAGGGGTGTTTAATACTCTAGCTTCAGTTCCTGGTATTATTAAATTTGTTAGAGTAACAGACATTGTATTAAATGAGCAACATGTCAAATTTAATGAAGTAGGACAATGGAATGGTATAGGCACTATTTACTATGAATCCATAGGCAGCAAAGAAAAATTCTCAGGATATGCATATCCATTAAATCCTAATTATAAAATACTCCCATTAGCTAATGAGGTAGTTATATTATTTAATCTACCTAGTAAACTTAAAGAAGATGGTACTGGGTTTGAGAATTTTGATTATTATTTTAATCCGTTAAATATATGGAACCATCCTCATCACAATGCGTATCCTAATGATCTTAGCATAGGTTCTCTTAATTCTGATTTATTAAATGACTATAAAAAAGCAGATGCTTCTAACCCTGATAGTGGGTATGTTAGAAGAGTTGAGGATGAAGGAACAGATATAGAATTAAATTATAAATATTATTCCAATACATCTCAAAACACATTTGAAGAAAAACCTAATATCCACCCTATATTACCTTTTACTGGGGATGTAATAATTGAAGGAAGGCACGGACAAAGTATTAGATTTGGAAGCACAGCATTATCTCCTTCTCTTGTGACTCAACCATCTATGTCTAACCCATGGTCAAATTATGGTACTAATGGTGATCCAATTACAATCATACGAAATGGACAATCTCCATATTTAAGTGATAAGGGGTGGGAACCTGTAGTTGAAGACATAAAATATGATCTTTCTTCTATTTATTTGACATCAAATCAACAAATTATAAGCTGTAGTATAGCAAACGAAGAATTCAAATCATTCCCTATTAAACCAATAGGCCCTTCATCATACGTTAACCCCCAAATAATAATAAATTCAGATAGAATAATAATAAATTCAAAAGTTGATAGTGTATTTATTAGTGGACAAAAATCAATAGGGATATCTTCTAATGAAAGTGTTAATTTAGAATCATTAAATTCTATAAATTTAGATAGCCCTTTAATTAGACTAGGAGGCCTTGAAAAAACCCAACCAGCATTACTTGGAGAAGATACAGTAAAGGTTCTTACTGATCTAGTTAATGAACTTATTTCTCTAACATCAGCTTTAAAATTTATTCAAAAACCTTCAGACCCTACACAAGCAATAGTAGACCCGGGGATTTCTAATCCTGCTGGTATAATAGAAGGAAATTTAAATAATATATTAAACAGATTAGAACCATTAAAATCTAATATTGTAAAAATTAAATAAAATATGGCATTAATAAATGGAATAATTTTAGATGAAACTACTGGACTACCTATACAAGGAGTTTCTATTAAAGAAACTATTTCCCCGGTAATGTTCAATACAGGAAAAATTTTAGGAAGAGATTATGAAATAATCAAAACAACTACTCCTTATTTATTAAAAATAAAATCAAAATCTGGATCATTTGAACTCTTAAAATTATCAGCACTTGGTACAAATATAAATGTAGAATCTATAGAATCTAAAACGGGAACAAATAAAGAAGGAATTATTGTTTTAGAAGGATATACTTTTATCTTTAAAAATGAAAGTAAAAAAGTAATTGAATCTAATACTATAAAGGAAATAATCCTTTTCATTGATGACAACTCTCAAACCCAATATACTAACTCAGGACTAACAATAGAAAAACTACCAAATGGCTAATTCAGCTTCAACAAATAATAAAGGGGCATTTTCTATATCAATCAACCCCCCTGAAACTAATATGCAGGTACTTCTTACAATAAGTGCTCCTGGGTATGAACCCATAACTATTAATCCTAGAAAAGGCAATGGAGATTTTAAAGAAAATTTAGGAGTAATATATTTAACTTCTAAAGTTAAAGGTTTAGAAGAAGAAAAAATTAAAGTTTCGAGAATTACTAAAGAACAAATTAATTCTTTAAATGCTAGTAAAAAAGATTTAAAATACTATGCCCAAGAAAGATTAAATAAGCAAATTGATAATTTAAAATTTACTATAATACCTATGGTATTAAATATGCTTACCCAATTTGGATTAAGCAAAACAACAGAACTAGCCCAAAAAGCTGCAGCTGAAATAGCTGAACAATTACTATCAGATACAGAATGCCCCAGTGAAGCTGATTTATTAGCTATCGTTAAAAAAAAGAATTCTTTGGTAAAACAATTAAATACTATTTTAAACGTAATAAATTCAACTACAACTGTTTTAGGTATAACCTCAATAACAATCAATACTACTAAAACAGCTCTCACAGCTGCAGAATCTATCCCATCAATATATAACCCAACCCCACCAGGAGTTATAAAGAAATTAGATAAAACCCTTAACACATTAAATGCTACTAACTCTGCTTTATCTTCTATTTTAACCTTATTAAGTCAAACTTTAAAACAAGTTATAGATTTATTAAATCTACTTGACCTTTCAATAGGTAAATGTGCTCAATCTTCTAATATTACTATGGAAGCTATCCCCCAAGAATTAATAAACCTAACCCAACAACAATCCCAACAACAATCCCCAGTAGTTACTAATATAAATGGGTTTGAAATGGGGGTTGAGACTGAACCTACACTTAATGAGTTAAAACGTAAAAGAGCTATAGCTAGAAACAAACAAGGAATAATAATGTTAAAAGGAGAATGGTCTTATAGTTCTATAGATCAAATTTTGATAGATGAATTAGTATTTTATATTCAACAAAATAATTTAAAAGCAGACTAATTAAATATTTATAAACATATGAAAAGTACAGATTTTAAAAAAATTATTAAAGAAGCCGTAAGAGAAGCAATTCAAGAAGAATTGAAGGACATTTTATTAGAAGCAGTAAAATCACCTAAACAAGTAGTTAGAGAATCATACACTCCACCTGCTCGAACACCAGAACCATCATTTACTCAACCTACAATGGACTTAAGAGCAAAATATGCTGACGTGCTAGGAGAAACTGCTTTAAGCTTCACTACAAATGATTTAAATAAATTTAACCCAGCAGGAATTACAGACCCAGTAAACGGGAGTTTACCTAGTGGAGAGATAGGAATGGATCAGATTATGAATTTAATGAGTAAATAATGCCTTTTAACCCACAATATATAGATGTTGCTAATTTAAATCCAAATGTAGGGTTAGGGATTAGTATACCTTTTAATGGGCCTAATTTATTTACTTCTACTTATGTAACTCAAGAAGCAGTAAAAAATAATCTTATAAATTATTTTCTTACCAACCCTGGAGAAATCCCAAGTAATCCAACATTTGGTGGAGGGCTTAGGCAATTTATTTTTGAGCAAATTTCACAGCCTTCTTTTGATAATATTAAAGCCCATATGCAAAATAAACTATCTACTGTTTTCCCTATGGTAAAAATTACACAGCTAGATATTCTTTCAAATCCTAACAGTGAAAATTCTATTATTATAGATTTAAAATATAATTTAATAAATACTAATTCTACGGGTTCACTAACATTTAATTTTAACTCATGACTCCAACTAATAGAGACATAAAATATATAAACCGCGATTTCTCTGAATTTAGAGCTCGATTGATTGAGTATGCTCAAACATACTTTCCAAATACATATAATGATTTTTCTCCTACATCTCCTGGGATGATGTTTATGGAACAAGCATCATACGTTGGAGATGTTTTAAGCTTCTATTTAGATAACCAATTTCAAGAAACATTTATCCAATACGCCCAACAAACAAATAACATATTTGAATTGGCATATATGTTTGGATACAAACCCAAAACCACAGGAGTTGCCCAAACTACTGTAACCATATACCAACAACTTCCTTCTAAACTCGTAGGCTCAGAATATGTTCCTGATTATGACTATGCTCTTACTTTAGGGGAAAATTCAACAATAGCTTCTCAAAATGGTTCTACTTTTTTAATTCAAGATAAAGTAGACTTTTCTCTTTCAAGTTCTCAAGACCCAACAGAAGTAACTATTTACCAAATTGCAGGTAATGTCCCTCAATATTTTTTATTAAGAAAAACTAGAAAAGCTATTTCTGCTAATATAGCAACAGCTACTTTTAATTTTACCACCCCACAACAATTTGCTACTGTAAATATCCAAAATAATAATATAATTAAAATTTTAGATATCACAGACTCAGATAATAATATATGGTATGAAGTAGATCATTTAGGACAAGAAATGGTATTAGATTCTATTAAAAATACTAATATAAATAATCCTAATAAAACTGATGATGTTCCTTATTTACTAAGACTAAAAAAAGCAGCTAGAAGATTTGCTACTAGATTTACATCCCTTACTAACCTCCAACTCCAATTTGGCTCAGGAACACCAGATACTATAGATGAAGAAATTACTCCTAATCCTAATAATGTTGGGATAGGATTACCATTTATTAAAGATAAATTAACAACAGCATATTCTCCTTTAAATTTTCTTTATACTAACACTTATGGAATTTCTCCATCAAATACTACTTTAACAGTTAGATATTTAATAGGTGGAGGAGTTAACTCAAATGTATTTGCTCAAGAATTAAGTATTTTAAGTAAAACTAATGCTAAATTCCAAAACCTTAATATAAATCCTACTACAGCAAATTACATATTTGATTCATTAACTGGAATAAATGAACAAGCAGCTACTGGAGGAAAGGGAGGAGATACTTTAGAAGAAATTAGACAAAACACTTTAGCTCTAATTGCATCTCAAAAAAGATCAGTTACAGCAGATGATTATCTAATTAGAGCTTTAAGTATGCCTTCTGATTATGGTTCTATATCTAAAATATTTGTTGATAAACCTAAGTTAACTGATCAACAAGTTTCTACTTTAGATACTTTGAATATGTATGTTTTAGCTCAAAATAATCTAGGACAATTAGATTACGCTACTGAAACATTAAAAAGTAATTTAAGAACTTATCTTTCCCAATATAGAATGATAGGAGATAGTATAGAAATTAGAGATGCTTTTATTATCAATATAGGAATAGACTTTGAGATTATAGTATTACCTGAATATAATAATAGTGAGGTTTTAATTTCATGTATTACTTCATTACAAGATTATTTTAAATTATCTAATTGGCAAATTAATCAACCAATAATGCTAAAGGATCTTTATATTAGATTAGATAAAATTAAAGGAGTCCAAACAGTTAAAAACGTCATTATTACTAATAAGACTGGAGCCAATATAGGATATTCCCAATACTCATACGACATATCTGCAGCCACACAAAACCAAGTAATATATCCTTCATTAGATCCAAGTGTATTTGAAGTAAGATACCCAAATGCTGATATAAAGGGTAGAGTGGTTCCTTTGTAATATTATATTTATAATAAAATATTAAATGGCTGTATATAAAATATTCCCCACTCAAGATACTACTCTATATTCTGCATACCCTGTAATGAATACTGGATTAGACGCTATTTTAGAGGTTTCTAATAAACTTGGGTTAAGCGGAAATCCTGAAGTAGCAAGGTATTTAATTCAATTTGATCAAAATGAGATTCAAGATATTATTTTTAATAAAATAAGTGGAAGTTCTTATGATATATACCTTAAAAACTTTATTGCTGAAGTTCAAGGTTTAAATCAAAATACATCTCTAGAAATCTTACCTTTAGCTCAACCTTGGAATAACGGTACTGGCTACTACTTAGATAACCCTCAAGAACAAGATGGGGCATCATGGAACTACTCTAACTACTCAGGATCGGGGCCGTGGAGCCATTCTGGGTCATATTCATATGTAAGTAGTTCCTTTAATTACACTAGCTCTTTTAATCTTAATTATGGACCTGCTGGGGGAGGAAATTGGTTTTACGATACATCAGGAAGCTTTTATGTATCTCTAAATTACCTCACTCCTAACTCAATACTTTATTCTGGTAACTCACCATTTAGTGGTTCTAATACGGTTGATTTCCAATTACGAGACACTAAAGACATTGAAGCTAACGTAACTAAAACAGTTAAAGCATGGTCTTCAGGATCTATTCCAAATTGTGGGTTTATAATTAAATTAACAGGGTCTCAAGAATTTAACCCTAACAAATTTGTTCAACCTATATTCAAATATTATAGCGTTGATACAAACACAATATACCCACCTGAATTAGAATTTAGATGGAGAGATTACTCCACAGTATTAACAGGATCCGCTACAGGTAGTATTGTGAATACAGTAGATATTAAAATGTCTTTATCTGAAAATCCTGGAGTATTTTATCCAAGTAGTATAAATAGATTTTACATTAATGTAAGTCCTTTATATCCTACTAGAGTATATCAAACATCATCTCTATACACTGATTTAAATTATTTGCCTACTGAATCGTACTATGCTGTAAAAGACTTGGATACTAATGAATTTGTTATTAGTTTCGATGATCAATATACTCAAATAAGTTCTGATGAAAATGGAAACTATTTTGATATATACATGAGCGGGCTTGAGCCTGAAAGATATTACCAAATTTTAATAAAAACTAATATTAAAGGTTCTACTATAATATTTGATGATTATTATTATTTTAAAGTTATCAATGAATGAAACAAAATATAACATTTATTAATTCTGTTACACCTTATTCAAAAAATGAAGTGGATCAAACACTTGATACTTCTTTTAATCAATTAGGAGTTAAAACATTACCTCAACAAATTGAAGAACAACCAACAGTTGAAGAATTTTTTAATTTATATAATGATTTATTTTATATCATCCCTGAGTTAGGAGCTACTAATTCTCATGAGTTTCTAGTCCAAAAAAGTGGTGAATATATAAATTTTGATCCTAACCAAGATGAAATAATTGCTTTACAAAATGAAATATCCCAACTAAGAGAAGAATTATTGTCTACTCAAAAACAAATAATTGAATTACAAACATCTTCTCCTAATAACATATAATGGCTATAACAATAACTCCAACAGATATTTCTTCACTCCAACCAGAGCAGTATGGTACTGGAGAATTTTTAGTCTCTGTATTAGAAGGAGAAATACCGTCTTCCCAATTAGTTTCTTCAAGTTACATCGAATACTTTGTATATGACCCTAATAAAAATCTAGTACAGAGTAATTTAAATTTTACTAATTATTCCATTGCAAACAATGGTCAAACGCCTATAACGGATAGTGTTTCTTCCATTGAGATTAATCTTGAAGAACAAGTTATAAATAGTGAATTATATAGTGGAGAATATATACTATACTTTAATTTCCTTAATCAACAAGTAGGATCCCCTACCCAACAACTCAATATATCAGAAATATCTTCTGATAGAACAGAATTAAGACTAAAATCAGTTTTTGGGAGTGTTGAAGAAGCCTCTAATTTTATAAATGAAAGAGAAAATAGTAATTATTTTATTCCTTTTTATTTAAATTTTGGGGATAACCAACTAATATTAGGGGTAAATTTAGCTCTAGATAATTTAGATCCTTCTAATCCTTCTTTATTAGTAAAATTAAATAATCCTCTCCCTATAAGTTTTAATTTAAATTCAACTTTATGGGTTGTAACTCAATTTTCTCAACCTTTAGCATATAATGCTGAAATCGAAAATGATGGGGAAATTATAGTAGTAGATAATACTATAAAACTTAGTCCTCCTAATTTTAATCTTCCCATTCAAGATCAAATTAATAATTCAACTGTTAATTTATCTTATAATGACTTAATTACTACTCAACTTACTAGCTCATTTAATCAAATAAGTAGTTTATTAGAAGAAAAAGAAATAGACATAAATATAGATTATACTAATTTTTATAATTTTACACATTTTAGTTCTGTTAAAACTAGACTTGAAAATTTTTATTATAAAGCTAGTTTAATAGAACAATATTCTTCTTCAATTGCTGTTTTAAATAATACTACAAATTCACCTACAAATATTAGTAGTAGTGTTTCTACATATGAAGCCAAAATAAATAATATTATAACCAATTTTGATGGATATGATTATTATTTATATTACTCTAGTGGCTCTTGGGCTTGGCCTAAAACAAATTCTCAACCCCCTTATAACCTCAATACAACAGGTAGTACTGCAGTTTTAACTTGGCTAGGTAGTGATGACCCTGCCTCTTTATATTACGGGGGAATAATATTATCCGCATCCATATTTGACCAAGAAAACCCAAATAACCTCTATTACGCCATACCAGAATACTTAAGAGATGACCCTGATAATGATCAGTATAATCTTTTTATTAATATGATGGGGCAATTTTATGATAATATTTGGATTTATTACAAAGATGTTTCTGAAAAGTATAATGCCGATAACCGTTTAGAATATGGTATATCAAAGGATATAGTTGCAGATGCAATACGTGATTTTGGAATTAAATTATATCAAAATAATTTTTCTAATGATGACTTATATACTGCATTTTTAGGATTAACTCCAAGTGGATCCTTATTCCCATTCCCTAACATAACAGGTTCTTTACCAACCCCTTCAGGATTTGAATATGTTGACATACTAATTTCAGCTTCTAATGATTATTTACCGTTAGATGATGTAAATAAATCGCTATATAAACGCATTTATCATAACTTGCCATACCTGCTTAAATCTAAAGGTACAATGGCTGGGTTACGCGCCCTTATTACTTCATATGGTATTCCTGATACTATTTTAAGAATTAATGAATATGGAGGAAAAGATAAAGTAAATTACAATGATTGGGATTACTGGCAAAATGAATTCAATTATGCTTTTTGTACTACTGGAAGTAATTTTATTTCATCTTCTTGGGGGTTAAATCCTTTATGGAATGCTCCTAATGATGTTCCTTCAACTTTAATGTTTAGATTTAAAACTGAAGGATTACCTACTACAAATATCCCATACTCTCAAAGCTTATGGTATGGAGATGGTGGATGTGCTATTACACTAACATATAATGGAACAGGTTATACTAGTGGTTCTTATCAAGGGTCTATAATTGATCCTTATTACCAATACGCTACATTAGCATTTTATCCTGATGTTACTAACTCTACTACAAGTGCTAGTATATATTTACCTTTCTTTGATGGAGATTGGTGGTCTGTTATGTTAACCAGAAGTGGAAGTAATTTTTCCCTTTATAGCCAAGATAAATACTACCAAGGAGGAGACAATGACACCCAATTAGGATTCCAAGAATCATCATCAATCACTTTTTCAGATACTAATTGGACTAACTCTACTACTAGTTATTTCCCAGTAAGTTTTTCCCTCAACGTAATAGGAGGAGGATATAATATAGGATTTTATGACGTAATGTTATACGATTCAGCCACTGGAACTACAGCATCATATGACCCATTCGCAGGCTGCTACCAAGAAATAAGATATTACAACTCAGTTATAAGTGAAAGTATATTTACTGATTATACTATGAATCCTTATTCAACTGAAGGAAATACATTAAATGAATCCCCTAACCAATTAGCTTTTAGAGCCACAGTAGCAGGTGAATTATACCGTGATAATATTTCTGTACATCCTAAAGTAACTGGGTCTTGGGTTACTACTAGTTCATTTATAAATGATAGTACTTTTTATTACGACTCAACCCCTGAATTTTTCCCTAATACCGAATATTTCTTTTTTGACCAACCAATAATAGGAATCAAAAACAGAGTCAGTGATAAAATCAGAATAGAAAATAACCCAATGCCTGAGGGCGATGTATTATCCCCATTCAAATCACTAGCTCAAAATTCAGCAATATCTCAAAGTTATACCCCAAATAATAATTATCTTGAAATTGCTTTTTCACCTCAGAATGAAATAAATGACGACATTACAGACCAATTAGGATACTTTAATATAGGAGAATTTATAGGTGACCCAAGATTTAGATCATCTTCTGCTTTGACATATCCTGAATTGGATAAATTACGAAATTCATATTTTGAAAAATATACAAAGAATTATAATTTAGTTGACTTTATTAGATTAATTAAATTTTTTGATAATTCTTTATTTAAAATGATCCAAGACTTTGTACCTGCACGTACAAGCCTAGCTTCAGGAATTGTTATAAAACAACATATCCTTGAAAGAAATAGATACCCTCAACCACAAGTTAATAATCGTTCTACTATAGCATTTTATACTACTGGTTCTGGAAGTACTGCTCAAAATAACAACCCTTTAACTTTCCAAAGTATTGTTGTTTCTGGAACATTATTACCACAATGGAATGATTATAAACCTAGCACTATATATAAATTTAGTGGAGGAACAGGAGGTACATTTGAACAATTCAACAGCACAACTACTTCCCCTTCAGGATCATTAGGAACAGGCCCTGATAATATCTTTAATCTTACTCAAAGCTGGTTTGAAACTACTGAATACCTTTCAGGATCAATTGTAACCCTACATGATACTCAAGATGAATTTTATGATGGTGAATTTAGTGGATCATATATAATAATTACTACTCAAAGTTTAAACCAACCATACCCAATAAATAATCTATCTTCATCATATAGACCAGTGTATTACTACGGAGGCTTACTAAGTGAAGCAAATATATTCCAAAGTAATTTTTTAAACGCTAACACATCACCTTATGCCGGTGAAATTTTATTTGATATAGGTAAAACTACTGGAGGATTTTTAAGTTTTGATAAATGGGATTACGTAAAAATTGCAAAAATTGATTGTAATGGTAATGATAATACTACTCCTTTAGGTAATATTAATACTTTATTGATTGAAATTCCTCTTGCGGGGATTGCTAATTTTTGGATAAAATATTCACTTACTGTACTTAATGAATACTCTAACTATTACCTGTACAAAATTAATAGTGCTATATTAGACCAATACAACACCCCCATAATATATGCTTCTTCATTGTACCCTAACCAAGTATTTAACTACACAGTATCTTCTTCAGTAACTGCTTCTTACAACGTTGGAAATAGTTCCCCTAAAACTATTATAAATTGGAACTCAACCCTAGCAGGAACTAATTTACCACATTATGGAACCCCATATTTCAATACCTCATCAGGGATATTAACTTTTGAAAATACCCCTAACACTAGACTATTTATTACAGCTTCTATTGGTATTTTAGGAACTGGCTTCCCTGGATCTTCTTACCCTATATCACTAATCCAGAATAGAAATAATATTGAAACAACATTAGCAAGCCAATTTTATAGTACTCTTGGCACTACTAATGCAATATTAACTGCATCATTTTACCCTATACAAAATGACCAATACTATATCAAATTAGAAAAGCCATTATCTGGAGGAAGTATAAATATAACTTCAGCCCAATTATTACTTACTCAAAGCAGAGCAGTTAGTGCTTCAAATTGTGAACCTATAATCTTAGAACCTTACATTACATCCCCTAATTTTTACAATAGTGATGATAATGCATTGTTAAATAATACTGAAGACGAAAGAAAAAGTTCTACATACATGGATGTTGATTATACTCCGGGCATATTAGTACCAACTAATTTTGGGTTAATTATTAGTGGGAGTGCTCTTAAAGCAGCCGTTCAAGATTCAAATTATACTGCTAAAAAACATATTACTCCGCGATATTTAGGGTCTAAATCCACTTCTCAAAAGTTAAATGTTTGGACTCCTGGAGATGAAGGGACATATGGTAAAACACCTACTGTAGAAAGTTTAAAAGTAATGGTAGCTTATGGAGATATGACTGGAGGGTGGTCCCCTGAAAGGATGAATTCTTCCTGTTTTGCTGTTAAATACTTAATCAATGCTCAAGGAGACGTAATAATCCCTAATGTCACTGAAAATTCTTTAGAAATACTAAAAGGAACATTTGAATCCAGAGAAAGGTTTAAAATACAATCTACAACCCCAGGATTTGGTGACCCAGATTGGCAATACAGAACAATATTTAGAGCAGGAACAACTATTAACCCTATCATATACACCCAAATAGGCCATTCACCAGCTGCGTGGACTTCATCTATAAACTTTTTACCTACAGATGGTTATATAACTACGGCTAGTATCAATGATTATACTGCTAAAGTTAATCAAACTAATGGATCTTACATCCTCCCTGTATCACCTACATATACTACATTTAACCTCACTGATCCAATATACCTAGGAGACCCAGCATTATGGTCTACAGATAGATACATTATATCATCTAGCCTAATATCTGATAATGTTACTTTATTTTTTAATTATAAGTACAATGCTAAAGCCTTCTTAACAACCAATGTCAATGTAGCTAATGTAAATTTTAGAATATACACTGACATACAAATTATTAAAAAAAGGGGAACTCTTAATACCATAATATACTCAGACGTTATTGCATCTAATGTTTTAAGTACTAGTAATAACTCATCATATACAGTTCCTCAACAAAATATTTCTCTTACTTTATTACCTGTAGATTTAGAGCCTAACGATGAAATTTTCTTACAAACTCGACAAAGCTATGTCTCTTACACATATTATAATGGTAATATTCCTTTTAATGTATTTTATGATTACTATATTTATAATACAAGATTAAATGTAACCCAAACACCCCTTGCAACTTCTTTAGTTGCAACATCTTCTATACCTAACAGTATATGGGGTTATCCTGATCCTATTAATTATAAAAATGTGATAACCTGCTCTAGTTATGTACTTAACCAATTATATGGAACTAACGTAAAACAACAAGACATCTCAGGTTCTGGATTTAACCCTATAACTTACCCTTGGTCAATAGAATACGGTGATGAATTCAGATTTGAAGGAAGTGAAGATGAAACTTACCAAGTAGGACAAATATATGGCCCTGGAGAAGGATCAGGATCAAGGTTATTTGAATCATCATCAATAGAAGTCCACTTCAACAGAGAACTACCAGTATCAGCATCTGCATCATATTTTAATTTAGATCATTTCTTAATTAGAAGATACACGGATGAAGCTTCACAAATTATATTTGAAGGATTTAAACCCCAAGGTTCATCAGGCCCATATATAATAACACCTGAATATGCTTCTCCAGAACTAAATAAATCAATTGATGCATATGTTGTAGATCTTACACAAAAGAGCTTGCTTTAGTGATATTTATTACATATAATATACACATAATAAAATAAACATGGGATATTTAAATAATCAAGTAGTAACAGTCGATGCTATTTTAACAAATAAAGGTAGAGAACTCCTAGCAAAAAATGATGGCTCATTCAGAATTACACAATTTGCTTTAGCAGATGATGAAATCGATTACACATTATATAATCCAACCCATCCTTCTGGTTCTTCATTCTACGGAGAAGCGATCCAAAACATGCCTTTGTTAGAAGCTTTTCCCATTGAAACTCAAATAATGAAATACAAATTAGCTACCCTACCTCGTGGAACTGCTAAATTACCAGTATTAAACCTAGGATATTCAGCTATTACATTAAAACAAGGAGCATCATTAGCAATTACTCCTCAAACATTAAATTATTTAGGAAACGCTCAAGCATTTGAAACTAGTGGATACTCATGTACTATTTCGGATGTTCGTTTAATGAGTACATTTAATGGCATAGGTATTACTTCAACTACTGCTGCTAATACTACTGCTACTTCAACTACTACATTAGGAGTTAATGTATCTCAAACAGTAATTGGAACTCAAATTAATTTAAGAGCAACTACTGTTAATACTTTATTTGGTAATAATTCTCAATTAGGAGCTACTTTAACATTTGTAGGATTAGATAGTGGTGCTCGTTTAACTATCCCTGTTACAATTATAAAAACAAACGCTTAAACATAACATAAATGGCATTTAAAAGATTTGATCCTCAAGATTTTGTAGTAAGTAGTGACTCCATTACTTCTACAGTATGGTCAACTGGAAACCCTACACTAGCAACATTCTACACATCCTCAATCCAGCTAGCTAGTTCAGCTGGTAATTATTACCTTAGTATTTTTGATACTACTTCATCAGCAGACCAACAAGTCCAGTTTGATATAGTATATGCTAATATGGTAGGAAGTGGAAGTGTTTGGTATAACCCTATTGTACCTGGCAATTCATATACTAAAACAATGTATGGACAATACCGTTCATTAATTTTAGAAGATGAAAACGCAAACTTCATTTTTGGAACAGGAACAAATTACATTACAGGCTCAGATTTTTGGGTATTATCAATTGAAAGAGCCCGCTATAAACAATCATTACTCCCAGGATCATTAAATCTTCAAATTTCTGGATCTGGTGGGGTTGTTAATTTAACTGATGACTCCTTAGATACTTTAGTAAGTACATTCATAGGATCTACTCGAGTATACCAACTAATCTCAGGATCAAATGGTACTGCTGGTTCTCTTCCTGGTAGTGGATATGTAACTAATTCTGGTTCTTATGGTTTAATATTTCCTGATTTAGGTACTATTATAATTAACCCATATGCTCTTAGTCAATCTATAGCAGTAGAACCTAGTAGATCATATAATGCCGATGGACTTAATACATCTAGATTATATGATGCTATAAATTTAGGAGCTAGTTTCCAATTGAATTCCCAAGAAACTATTACTTCTGATTATGTATTTGTTAGAGCAAGAAATGCCGAATTTAACTACTCAGAGAACCCAAGTTTCATTTCAGGATCAAATGGTGAAGTGATATATGATGAGTTTATTAATCAACCTCAAGTTTATATTACAACAGTAGGAATGTACAATGATAATAATGATTTATTAGCTGTTGCTAAAATGTCAAGACCATTACTAAAAGATTTCACTAAAGAAGCTTTGATTCGAGTGAAATTAGATTTTTAAGATGAATGAGCATATTCAAATCATTTTTAACCTCTGATATCATTTTATCCCCTTTTGGGGTAAATAAATCTTTTTATTTTCAAACCTCAGAATTTACACTTTCTAATACCCAAATAGACAGGTATTACGGTATAAATCTTAACCCATCCTTATGGATATCAGGCTCATACCCTACAGGACAAATTAATATCCAAGACCAAATATTAATATACCACTCAATAAAAGAACTTTATTACTCCAATTATTTATCAGGAAGTAATGGCTCCCCTGTAGCTACAGCTTCTTTTAATTTAGATGGTACAATAACTGGAGCAGTACAAACTCCTAATTACTACAACTATTTATCTAGTACATTACCTGCTAATAGATATTTCCCTACAGGATCCGGAGATCAAATAGGAGTATTTACAATCCCTTCAAATCTCTATGGTGAATATCTTAACCCTGGATCCATAGTAATAGTAGATGGAGTATCAAATATTTCTCTTGTAGATGATGGAAATGGAAATTTAACTTCTGGATCTATTGATTCTCAGGGTAATTATGTACCTAGCACTACTAAATATGGGGATGTAATATATGAACATGGAATAATAACTTTAACTAGTGCCAGTACCCCATTACTAAATGAACTTATTACAGGTTCAGCAAGTTTAGCTTTTGTTAGTAATATAACACTATATGAATCTCAATATAAATGCACTATTAGAGAAAATGAATTTAATTTTACTCAAAATCCAACAGCCATTTCTGGAAGTCCTGGTGATGGGATTTTGTATGATTTTATAACAGGGTCATATTTTGCTCCATATGTTACAACTATAGGATTATATAATAACAATTATGATTTAGTAGCAGTAGCTAAATTAGCCCAACCATTACCAACATCTGCAGTAACCGATACAACTATATTAATTAATTTAGATTTATAAATTTTATGTCAAAATGGTTTTACAATGGTGGATGGGTAGAGTCTATCCAAAAATTCCCTGAGGGTACATATGGTTTTGTTTATATTACTACTCATATGCCTTCTGGTAAATCTTATATAGGTAAAAAAGCTTTATATCATAATGTAAAGAAAAAACTTACTAAAAAAGAATTAGCTGAACAAACTGGTAGAGGAAGAAAAGCTACAACTCAAACTATACAAAAAGAATCTGATTGGAAAACGTATTATGGTTCTGCTAAACCTATAGTTGAACTTATAAAACAAGGAAAGCAAGATGATTTTTCACGTAAAATTTTATATTTAGCCCCCAATAAAAAGCTTTTAACATATTATGAATGTAAGTATTTATTTAAGTTTGGAGTTTTAGAAAACCCTGAAGAATGGATAAATGATAACATTTTAGGTAAATTTTTTACAAAAGATTTTGTTGAGACCAAATAAGTTTTTTACCTTTAAAATATGGTAAATGAACTTCTAGTCAATTTGGTTAACTCTATCCTAGGCGCTGGTAAACGCACCGCTCGAGGTAATCAAGCATATTCTTGCCCTTTTTGCCATCATCATAAGCCTAAATTAGAAATTAATTTTACTGAGAATAAACAAGGTAATAACCCTTGGCAGTGTTGGGTTTGTGGAAAACGGGGAAAAACTATAAAAAGTTTATTCAAACAAATTCAAGTAGATGCTTCTTATTTCCAAGAATTAGGTAAATTAGTCAAAAATACCTCGATTGATTACACGGATAACAATGTATCTAATCTTCCTACTTTACCTAAAGAATTTAAAACTTTTATAAATAATAAAGATATTATAGCTAGACATGCTTTAGCTTACCTTAAAAAACGAAAAATTACCAACCAAGACATTCTCAAATATAACATTGGCTATTGCGACTCAGGACCTTTTGCAAATATGATTATTATTCCTTCATATGATAATGTGGGTAAACTAAACTATTTTACTGCAAGATCATTTGAAAAAGATCCTTTTACTAAATATCGAAACCCTGAGACATCACGTGATATAATACCTTTTGAATTATTTGTTAATTGGGATTTACCTATTATATTATGTGAAGGCCCATTTGATGCTATTGCTATAAAAAGAAATGCAATACCTTTATTTGGTAAAAACATTCAATCTAATTTAATGAAAAAATTAGTTGAATCTAAAGTACAAAAAATATACATTGCATTAGATAATGATGCTATTAAACAAGCCCTTGGTTTTTGTGAACAACTTTTAGATATTGGGAAGGAAGTTTATTTAGTTGAACTCCAAGGAAAAGATCCTAGTGACATGGGGTTTGAAAATTTTACTAAGCTAATACAAAGGGTCCAACCATTAACCCAATACAAATTAATGGATAAAAAATTATCTACAATATGATCATTAAAAAACAATACCAACGCATCCTTCAAATTTCAGAAGACGCTAAACAAATTACTTTACCTGACTCTCGTTACTATCGCCGTAATGGAGAATATTATCCATCAATAACTTATGTTTTGCAATATTACCCTAAAGGGAAATATTTTGAAGATTGGTTAAAACAAGTAGGGAATAATGCTGACCATATTGTTAAAAAAGCAGCTGAAGAAGGCACTCAAGTGCATGAAATGTGTGAAGCTTACCTAAATGGAGAAGAATTAAATTTCTTATCCCCTTCAGGTGATATAAAATACGATGTTAATATTTGGCAAATGTTTTTACGATTTGTTGAATTTTGGGAAACATTTAACCCCACACTTGTTGAAACTGAAGTTCATTTATTTTCTGATGAATTAAAAGTAGCAGGTACTTGTGATTTAATAGTTGAAATAAACGATGAGTTATGGGTATTAGATATTAAAACATCTAACAATTTACACACATCATATGACCTCCAAACTGCCGTTTATGGAAAATGTTACGAAGAATGCTTTGAAAAACAAATCGCTCGCCGTGGCATTTTATGGCTCAAATCAGCTAAACGAGGACCTAAAAAAGATAAAATGCAAGGTAAAGGATGGGAAGTAGTTGAATCATCCCGCAGTCATGATGAAGATTTAAACCTGTTTAAAAACGTAAAAACATTATTTGATTTAGAAAACCCTAACCATTCTCCATCATTTACTGAATTTAGGACGAGTGTTAGAAGAGAGTCGTGATATGTATAACCATGATAGACTTAACTATTTTACTAAATGAAATATACGCTGAACCTAACAAATTTAGCTATCCTCCTTTAATCAAGTCACTTACTCAACATATGGTAGATAAGGGAATGAATATTCGCCCTTTACCTAAAGTTAAATTTATAGATAACGATGAGGAGAATGCAAATGATTTTTTTGGTAAAACAGCCTATTATCAACCTGATAATAATTTAATTGTTCTTTATACTTTAAATCGCCACCCCAAAGATGTTATGCGTTCATTCGCTCATGAAATGATACACCATGAACAAAAATGTGATGGAAGAATTGGAGGTAAACGCATTAAAACTACTAACATCAATGAGGATGACTACCTAAGAGAAATCGAAGAAGAAGCATACAGTAAAGGGAATATGACATTCAGAGAATGGTCAGACCAATTAAACCCTCGTAAAAACTAACAATGAAGGATTCGATATTAAGAAAAGAGTTTCAAAAAAGAGACGTAGAACGTCTTCGTAACCTTGTAAAAGGAAAATATGGTGATAAAACCACTATAGGGGTTGGGTATAATGGCCCATCTGAAGAAGAGCATCAAGAAGGAGATATATGGGAATCTAATGGTAAGACATGGACTATTAAAGATGGTATTAAAGAAAATATCACTAAATTAGATAAATTTAAAAAAATAGCTATTCCATTATTTTGTCCTAAATGCAAACATGTAATGGATAAACAACTAGACTCATTCTACTTCAAAGCATATGGAGAATGTGTTGACTGTAGATCCATAACAGAAACCCAACTTAAAATCTCAGGAAAATGGGAAGAATATACTAACCAAACATTCAATGCTGAAATTGATCAACAAATAAACGAATACAAAAGTTATTTCGAAAGTGCCCTTTCAGATGGAGCTGAAGGATATGTTTCTGAAAATGGTGAGGTTCAAAAATGGGTCGGAGGGATTGATAAAAATAAAGCCAAAGAATCATTAGATGAAATTGTTAAATATTTAAATTCGCTTAAAAAATAATGGTAACTTTTAATTTAACTTACATTGCTGTTACAATAATTGTAGCTCTTATTACAGCAGTTATAGGCCCTATTATAGTTAATTGGGTTAAACTTAAAATGGAAAAACAAGATAAAAAAACACCAATGCGTGAAGCTCTTGAAACTTCTACTTTAATAGACGGACAATTAGAAGCAATAATGGACGAATTGTATTGTGATAGAGTATGGCTAGCCCAATTCCACAATGGAGGACACTTTTACCCTACAGGAAAATCAATTCAAAAATTCTCCTTTTTCTATGAAAAAACATCTCCAAACACACCCCCTATCCAACATACATTCCAAAACATACCTGTATCTTTATTCCCCAGAGTACTTTCTAAAATATACAATGATGATGAGATTTCAATAGAGGACGTTAGTGCAGTTGAAGATACTTTTGGTTTAGAATATTTAACAACCCAATTCGGTACAAAATCTATATGTATGCTTGGTGTATATAGTTTAGATAACCATTTAATAGGTGTATTAGGTATATCTTATAAAGAACCACACCATATGATAAGAGATGAATGGTCTTTCATCAGACAAAAAGTAGGAGCGATAGGAACACTACTTTCTGAATATTTATACACAAACAATAAAAAATAAAATGGATAATTTTGACTTAAAAAAATTCTTAAAAGAAAGCAAAGCTCTTGAGAATTTAAATTCCACATTCAAAACACTTAATGAAAGTGAAACCCCAGAAGAGGGAAAAATGACTAAGGATAAAATGAAAGCAAAAATCAAAGAAATGATTGTTGCCGAATTAGAAGGGAAAGATAAAATAAAAGAAGAAACAGATACAGACTTAATGGATCCTGTTGAAGAAAATGGAGGTGAAGATTACGAATTAGAGGATAGAAAAATTAAATATGGAATAAATCCTGAAATTGAAGATGAAGATTATTCTGATTATTTCTTTGATATAAATGCACCTGAAGAAGATCTTGAAGAGGCTAAAAAGAAAAAAGAAGAAGAAGTAGAAGATGTTGAAGTAACAGATACAACTGAAGAAGTACCTGTTGAAGATACACCTGCTGAAGATCCAACTACTGATAGTGGTTTGGAAGATATAGCTGCTAATATGGAAGGTGCTGAAAGTGAATTAATGAAAAATTTAATGGATGCTCTTAAAATTGCTAAAGAGATGGGTAATGAAAAACTTGAAACGCAAGTTGGAAATACTCTTAAATTCTTTGTTAGTGAGTATATTGGTGGAGAAGAACAGTAAACAATTAAATCTATATAAAAATAAAATCTATGAACACAACAGAAATTTTAAACGCAATTAAAGAACAATTAGCTATTATGGAATCTGAGCATGCTAAAACATCAAAAGCAGCTCGTGGACGTGCACGCAGTGCAGCTAATAACATTAAAAAACTTGCAGCTGAATTTAAAAAGACTTCAACTGCAGAAGACAAAGCTTAAGAATGAAACTACATGAGGCATTCTCATCAGAAGAATCTAAACAGATATATGCTAACTTTTTAGCAATCGTAAATGATCCTAAACGTAGGGATAGATTAGTTAGACTTCATGGTGCGAATGCCGAAAATGTAGCTTATGGCACTGCTGTTAATCAAGTAAAAAAACAAGCAGCTAATAAAGTTGAAGAACCAACAACTGAAGAACCAATGGATAAAGAAACTAAGTTAAAAGAAATGATTCAAGCGGCTTTATCTAAGCCATTGTCTGAGAAAAAAGGTAAAGATAGGGATGGGGATGGAGACATTGACCAACAAGATTATTTAATAGCACGTGATGCTGCTATTAAAAAAGCTAAAGGTAAAGTAGACGAGGATATGGATTTAGGTCATGAAGATGATGAACCTCATATGCTTAAAGCAGATTTATATCGTATTGGAAAATATGCTATGGAACTTTATAAAATGGTTGATCAATTTGATAATGGACAAGAAGTTGATTTTCCACATTGGTGGCAATCAAAAATAGTTCAAGCTAAATCAATGTTAGTTGCTGCGAAACATTATCTTGACTTTGAATTAAAAGAACCTCAAATCGATGCTATGGTTGATGTTGCTTCTCAAGAAGGAGCAATTGATGAGAATAAAATAATTAAAGATATTGCTGAAGGAGTATTTGACAGAATCAAAGCCCAAGTTAAAGGAACTACTTCAGATATAGGACAACGCATTAAAAATGTAGGAGCCGCAATTAAAGGAAAACCTGAAGAATTCCAAAACCCAGCAGTAGCTTCAGGTATGTCTAAAATAAAAAGTAAAGCTAAAAATTTTGAGTCTGATGTTGAAAATATGCTAAACGACCTTAACATATTATTCCCAGAAGAAAAATTAGGAAAAACCCCTGAAATAAAAGAATTAATAGATAGTTACAAACAACTACTTAATTCTGTATTAAAAGTAAACACTACATTAGCAGCTGGTAAACCAGTTAATGTTACTACTAGATCTCAAGCGTCTGCTCAAGCAGCACCACAATATACCCAAACAACTGCTCAAGCTACATCTGCAAAACCTAGAGATGAAAAAGGTAGATTTGTTTCAACTAAGGAATAATGGATAAAAACGAGTTAAAAAATAGAATTAAAGTATTAGTTAAACAGGTGTATTCAAATCAAACAGTTACACCTGAAGAAGCTGTACAATATGATGAGTTAACTAAATTCCCTGAACTTAAAAAAGTGTTAGTTGACTTATTAACTCCTGAATATGATAATTTTTTAGCTTCAATTGATTGGGTAGCACCTCGCCCTACTACATTTAGAATTAATTTACAAAACGATCAAAATTTTTACTTAATTTATGGCAAACGTAGTTGGATTGCTCAAGTAGAAGGTAAAAAATATTACTTATTAAATTTACCTGAAGAGGAAAGAGCAGCACAATCTATAGCTAATATATTAAGATATGGCTCTAAAACCGAACCTGGAGAAGCTGGAACCGAACCAATACCAGCTGAAACTCCCCCAGCTGAAGAAACCCCTCCAGCTGAAACGCCTGAAGAAACCCCTGAATTATAAATTAAATATTTTAATGAAATGAAAAATGAAGCTTTAAAAAAAATTATTAAAGAAGAAATTAAAAATCTCCTTAGAGAAGGTGACCAACCTGTAACTACAGGCTCAGCCCTTGCTAAGGATTTAAGACAAACTGCTTTAGATTTAACTAAAGATACTGGAGGATTTTCTAGTATGGAAGCTTCTGGAGTAGATGAAATAATTAAAAAATTATTGGATAAAGCTAAAGAGGGGAATTTAAGCCCTATGGTTATGAAACAAATTAATGTTATTTTAGATAGAGTAAAATAATGGATATTTTAGAACAATTCATTCATAGTATAGCCTATAAATTCCCTAAAGGCTACCCTGATGTTAATAACAGTCAAGACATGTTATTATTAGAGAATGAATTAAAAAAAGTAGGTATTGATTTAAATGAATTAATTAATACTAACCATTATGATGAAAGAAAAAAAGAACGAGGAGATGTTACTGACATTGTAAATATCACTAAAAAAATGTTAGGGGATAAATATCAAGTAGAAGATATTAAACCCGAAATAATAAGTAATATAGAAGGAGAATTAAATAAGCGTTTATCTTATCTTGAAGCTTTAAATTCAATTCCTATTTCATTTACAAAAATAGTAGCATATAAGGTATTAAAACCTATACTTAGTATTAATAATAACAAACATGAATTATTATTAAAAACTACATATGGTAGTGATGGAGTATCCAAATCGAATGAAGGTACATTCTATCTCACCGTTGTCATCAATAACAAACTAATAACCCTACTATTACTTGAATCTAAATCAGATTCTGATATAGAATTCCAATTATTAAAACACTTAGAAAGAGAAAATCTCCCAATAAAACCTGTAGTGATTCTTGGTTTTGATAACTTTGAATATATTATATCGCTAGATGAACCCTCATCTAAAAAAGAACTTATTGATCCTTCAACTTTACCTTATTCTTTAAGAACAGATTATCGAAAAGGAGCTAATTTTGAACATGATGATTATGGTAAAGGTGTTATTGTAAATACTTCTGCTGGTGCTAGTGGTAAAGGAGATTCTCAAGGTCGATTAGATTGGGTTGAAGTAGATTTTGGGAAACCATACCTTTCTAAAGGTGAATTCAAAAAAACACGCATAATCCCAAAAATCTACACCTCAATATCCCCATCTATAGCTGGTGAATCTACTAATGATTAACAAATCATTTGGATATTTAAGAGTTTTTTCTTAGATTTATAATAGTTTTTTTAAAATAAAAATATGAAAGAAAATGAAAAAGTTATTTCATCTGAAGTTACTTCACGAGTAGTAACAGTAGATGATTTACTAACCATTTACAGTATATCATTAGATGACTGGGAAATTGAAAAACAAATTGTAAATACTTGGGAAGTAGGAGCAAAAGGACCCGATAATAAAATTGTTACTACTCCTTTATTTCAAGTTAAAGTTTGGTTAAAAAATAAACAATCATCAATATTTAATAATCTTAGAGAAGAGTTTATTGAAGATATTAAAAAATTATCTCCTAAAGTTGAAAAAATAAATTATAAGCAAAAAGTAGACAAAGATCCACTTTTATTAGAACTTAATATTTTTGATTTACATCTAGGAAAAATTGCTTGGTCTGAAGAAACTAACCATGAATATAATTTAGATATTGCAAGTGGTATTTTTAATCAATGTATTGAAGAATTTTTAGATGAAGTATCCAATAAAAATATAGAACGAATCGTTTTCCCCATAGGAAATGATTTTTTCAATTCAGACAGATCATTCCCGTTTAATAGTACAACTAAAGGCACTCCTCAAGAAGAAGATGCTAGATGGCAAAAGACATTTAGATTAGGTAGACAATTATTAGTAGATGCTATTAATAAATTACAACAAATTGCTCCTGTAGATGTTATTATGGTTCCTGGTAATCATGATTTTGAAAGAAACTTTTATTTAGGAGATTCATTAGAAAGTTGGTTTTACAACAATGAAAACGTAACTGTAGATAATTCCGCGAATCCTAGAAAGTATTACAAATACGGCGAAGTATTAATTGGTTATACGCACGGTAATGAGGAAAAAGTAACAGATTTACCTCTAATAATGGCTAATGAAAAACCTACTGATTGGGCATTATCAACTCATAGAGAATTCCATTTAGGCCATTTACACCATAAAAAAGAAATCAAATTTAAATCAACCGAAGAATACCAAGGAGTCATTATCCGATACTTTAATTCACTATCAGGCTCAGATTCATGGCATCATAAGAAAGGATACATAGGAGCTAAACGCTCAGCTGAAGCATTATTATGGGATAAGACTAAAGGCTTAAAAAATAATATTTACTTTACTATATGAAACCAACGGATCTAGTTACCCCTGAACTAATCCAACATTGCTCTCAATTTGATACAATAGTAATTTTAGGATTTACTAAAACAGGTAAGCTCCCCATAGCTAAAAAATTAGCTACTGAATTAAACCGCCCTCTATTCATTTCAGATAATTACTTAGAATTAAAAGATCCATTGAATGCTTTTATGGAGGATATTAATTACCACCGAAGAATTCAAAATCAAATAATAATTGAAGGTACATTATGTTTTAGATTATTAAGAAAAGGTTTAGAATTATCTAATTTTAATACTGATTTAATTATTAAAACAAATTGTAATGAAGAAACCATAAAGTATTTTTATAATCAAGATGGTGAGTCTCATAAAATTAAGCGAGCTTTTTCGTTTAACCAGGGTTTAAATAAAATTTGGGATGAATACCGAAATATGTTACTTAATGGTTCCCGTTCAAATATACCCCAATACATTGAATTAAATACTACATTGCCTGAATTTTCTTATTTTTCATAGTATTTATAAGTATGGAACGATTAAAAAAACTTATTAAGGAAGTACTTTCTACTCCGCCTAAAGAAAAAGAAGGCTGTGATTGTGGATGTGGAGGATGTAGCGGAACACCTTCTAAAGGTATTACATTAAATGAAAGTTTAGCTCCCAAACAAATACTTTCTGAAAATTTAAGATATCATTTAGATAATAAATTACCTATTACTGAAAATACCTTTAGGTATGGATCTGAGGCTTTTCTCAATCTATGGGCTGAAGCTAGATCATTATATTTACGTGAAATTATTGATGTAAATAATGATGATAAAGAAATTTTAGAAGAAACTGATCTTGGAAATTACGGAATGTATGAAGGTATTAAAGTGCCTTTAGATTTACCATTAATAGAAGAAAATATTAGTCTTTCTGTTAGAGCTAATGAAATTCCTTTAATGAAAATTTTAGATAGAGCTCAAGAAAAAGGACATAATAAATATCCATTTTATAATGAATTAGTTGCTGAACTAGGCCAAGAATATATAGACATGGATGAAATTAAAGATATACTAAGAGATTATGGAGTATATTTTGAATATGAAGATTTATTAGGTCTTAATGAAGCTAAAGAAAAAAAGAAAAATCCACCAATTGGAAAACCAAAACGTGGTGGGTCTAAAAAATTTTATGTTTACGTAAGAGATAAAGGCAAAATTAAAAAAGTATCTTTTGGACAAGTAGGAATGTCTGCTAAAATAAATGACCCAAAAGCACGCCAAGCATTTGCAGCACGCCATGACTGCAAAAACAAAAAAGATAAAACCAAAGCATCTTATTGGAGCTGCCGCTTACCAAGATATGCTAAATTACTCGGATTAAAATCGTCCTTTTCAGGATTTTGGTGATGAATAGATTACAAAAAATAGTACAAGAAGTACTTAAAGAACGCCCTGGTTTATGGGCAAACATACATGCTAAACGTGAGCGTGGAGAAAAACCATCCCCAAAAGGATCTAAAGCATATAAGTCTGCGGTTAAAGCTGGTAAAGAAATTAATAAACAAAATGATTAAATTAGTTAATGTATTAAAAGAACTAGTAACAGCAACAGAAATTATCTGTGATAAATGTGGTTGGAACTGGAAAATTAAAGATGGTGGAAATGACTTATACATATGCCATAAATGCAATCATGACAACACCCCAAAACAACTAAAAGAATCAACCAAACCAGAAAAATCTCCAGCTTACATGTACTCACCTGTAGGGTTTGGTTGCCATGTTTGTAAATTCTATTATGTAGAAAATAAAAAGCATATGTGTGGTAATTCATATTATCAAAAACATATGGGAACTGCTGAACTAGTAGATAATGAAGGAAACCAAATTAAAGATCCTTCAAAATGGTGTTCAAATTGGTTCTTACCTAAAGGAGAATGACACCATACACAGACATAGAAGTTACAGACAGATACATTATTCGTGAATTTAACGAAAATATAGACCCAATTGAATTACTATGGCATCGTGACGATGAAAATAGAACAATTGAAATACTAGAAGATACAGATTGGCAAGTTCAATTAGATAATCAATTACCTACTTCACTTAAAGAACGTATATTTATACCAAGACACGAGTGGCATCGTGTGATAAAAGGAACAGGAACATTAAAATTAAAAATACATAAATTATGAATAGTGAATTCATTAGAATGCAAAAATTAGCTGGAATAATTACTGAAAATAAATCTGCTAAAAAAGATACAAAATTAACAAAATTAATTAAGGAAAGTCTTAAACGTATTTTAAATGAAAATATGTTTGAAGAAGGTGACATTGTTTCGTATATGGGGGAAAAACATAAAGTGCTTTCCGATGATGGGTACGTAGTTAAATTAACTACCATGAGAGGAGAAGGAAAAAAAGAAAATAATGTAATGCTTAATTATAACCAAGTTAAAGAAAAAGTACGCACCTCTAAAGATTACATGAACGAAGCAGATTGGTTTGACTACCTACCAGACCACCCAGCTAACCAATCAGATGATAAAATTAAAAAAGGATATGAGCCTAAGACTTCATCTTTTAACATATTAGTCAATACTGGTGAGTCTGCTATTTTTGAAAAAGATGGTAAACTATATTATTTTAACTATAGTGATCTTGATAGAAGTGATTTTGAAGAATACGCTGACCGTGCAATAATAAGCGTAGAACCAGATGGTGAAGGAGGATACGATGAAGAACTTGATGATGAGTGGGAAATGGATGATGATGTTGTTTCTAATTATTTAAATGATAATTATTCTAGATTAAGTACTGGGTACGGTTTAGATGATTATGAAGAAGGAAAAGATTTTGTAGAAATTGATCAATCTCTTAAAAATGAAATTTTAGATACATTCAATGACACTAAAATAAAAATTGCTCTAGATAAACTTAAATAATTTATAGACAGATTCATAGCCTGTCGATTAAAAAAATTTTAGGAGCTGTGGCCCAATCTTTGGATTGGGTCACTTTTTTTTGCATATTTAAATAAAATAAGAGTTATGAATATATTTTATATTAATGAAAATCCAATTATTGCTGCGCGTGAATTAGCAGATGATCATATTAGAAAAATGCAAATTGAAAGCGCACAAATGTGTAGTACGGCTCATTGGGTAAACGGTTCAACGGCCCCATATAAACAATCTCATACTAATCATCCTTCATCTAAATGGGTAAGAGAATCTATACAACATTATAGATGGTTAATTCAACATGGATTAGAAATTTGTGATGAATTTGAAAAAAGATATGGTAAAAAACATAAGACAAAAGATGTACTTGAATGGTTACAAAATAACGAACCTAACATCCCCGATAATGGATTTGTTGACCCTCCTAGATGTATGCCTGACGAATTTAAATTAGAAGATACTATAGAATCATATAAAAATTTTTATATTAAAGACAAAATTAAAATTAAAAAATTAGATTGGAAAAAATTAAATAACAAACCAGAATGGATAAACGAATAGTAATAGTAGGAGCTGGAGTAGCAGGCGTAAATGCTGCAACAAAATTAGTTGATAATGGATATCCTGGAGAATTAATCACTGTAATTGATATGGGTAAAGATCCATACCAACGTAAACCTGAAGAAGTAATGACAGGTTTCTTAGGCGCTGGGGGTTGGTCTGACGGAAAATTAACATACCATACAGCAATTGGGGGTCAATTATCAAAATATTGCGGTGAGGAAAAAGCAATGGAATTAATGGATCAAGTTATTACCAACTTCAAACGATTCCACCCTAAACCAGAGGAAGTACAATGCTCAAATCCTGAAGAGGAACCTGAATTCATTAAACCATATTTTGGTTTACGATTATTCCCAGTATGGCACGTAGGTACAGATTATTTATCTGAAATTGCTAAAAATTGGTACGATTATTTAGTATCTAAAGGTGTACAATTCCATTGGGAAGCTAAAGTAACATATATAGAATTTGATTCAAATTCAATGTTGGTTAAAGAA